TACATGGGTTTCACTACTTGGGCGAGTAAAAACTAAATGAACGAAGAATCGTTAAAAAAAATCAAGAAGATTTTTAAATCTTTAAATGATAAGCTTGCCAAACTAGAAGATCCAGCTCTATATGGAAGAAAGAGAACTGAAAAATATAAAGAAGTAGATAAAAAAATAGATGACGTTAGATCTAGTGATAATCAAGTCAACAAAAGATTAAATGATATAAATGAAAAACTAGATGAACATGATGATCAATTAAAAGAACAAGCGATTAAAATCGATGAGTTAGAAAGTGCCGCTTCTCATAATGAGACAGAAGTACAACCAATTCTCCCAATTGAGGTACCTGCAGAAGAAATCGCTCTTAAAATAGATGAGCAAGTAGATAAAAAAACTGAACAAGAACCAGTTAAACCTGTAGCAGAACCAGTACAATCAGTTGATCTAAAAACCGATTACAATAGCATTAATGAACGATTGGATGATCTGGAAAATATAACTCGCGATCTTGAAGATAAAATAATTAACTTAGAAAATGCAGATACACCTGAACCTGCTAATGATGATGCAAAAAAAGTTAATAAATCAGAAAAATCTACTAAGAAGCCCGATGCAGTAAAAGAAAATCCTTTAGGAGCATCTGAAGAAGAATTAAAAGCCGCAAAAGTAAGATATGATACTAAAACTCAAAGATTTCATGAACTCGAAGGTGATCGTGAAAATTTAATGATCGGTAAAAAGGACGTTCAAAAACGTCTTGAAGAAAATGCTGCAAAAGAATCTCCTGATGCAGATATATTTTCTCAGATACATGATAACTTAGTAGAGATCAATAAATCATTTGATAACATTTTTAAAATGTTAACCGCAGATACTGTTCCTCCTCCTAGTTCAGATGCTAAATCAGAAAATAAACCTGAAGCTAAAGGTACTGCTAAAAAGGGAGCATTAGCTAAATTTTTAGATTTTGTCGGAAACATATTTGATGTATTCATGGGAGTTGAAAGGATAATAGCTTTAGCTATCATAGGCGTATATCCAGTAATACTTGGACTTGTCAATAACTATGTAAAACCATTGATAACAAAAGCATTAGATTTTGTTATGGAAGATCTGCCAAAGTTTTTTACAGAGACTTTACCAAAATTCTTCATGGAAACGTTACCCAAGCTATTTGAAGAAAAAGTAGATGCTATATCTGATATGGCATCAGATTTTGCAATTACAATACAAACTGTTGTGGCCAATATTAAAAAATCAATTGGCCAAACTATCATGGATTTAGCTGATAAGATTACATTACCTGGAGCAGGTGCATTAAAAGATACAATTAAAACTTTTGGAAAAGGTCTTGTAGACGACGCAGATAAAGACCTAAGTGATCTTGATAAGAAAAAACTTGAATCTGAACAAAAAAAGAAAGAGAAAGAAAAGAATAAAAATTTAGAAAAAATGGCGGAAGCCCGTGCCGAAGAATTTCTAAAAAACAATAAAGAATATGATGGCTATGATGTAAAGGTCGATACTGCAAAAAATACGGTTACTATAAACTATACGCCTAAAGATGCTCTTATAAATGATCCTAAACAGCAAACATTTGATGCAGAACAATCTAAATCAAAGGGTTCTCTAGTTCCAGCATCTAACTCTAAACCAAAGCCTAATGAAGGTGCAAGCAAACCTTCTACAGATGCAACTCCAAAGCCAGCAGATGCAACTCCTAAACCAGTTGCTCCAGAAGGTTCATCTGGAGCAACTACAGCTCCAGCAACACCTGAGCCTACACCTCCTGCAACTGGAAGTTCGGGCAGTGGAACAACTGGAAGTTCGGGTGGTGGAGCAACTGGAGCAGCTGGAGCAACAGCAGTTCCATCAACTGGAGCAATTGGAGCAGCTGGAGCAACAGCAGTTCCATCAACTGGAGCAGCTGGAGCAAGCGCCGCAACAGCAGTTCCATCAACTGGAGCAGCTGGAGCAACTGGAGCAACAACAGCTCCAGCAGATGCGTCTAGTCCGATTAGCCCAGTACCTGTAGCAGGAGCTGCAGCAGGAGATAACATTACTAATCAATCATTAGAAGCTACTGCTCCTATTCCTAAAAATAATGGTGGCGTCAATGTGATTGGATCAGGAGGTTCAACGAGTAGAGCTATCATGGTTAAAGGAAGACCGCATAGCATAGACGATGTACCTGATCCTACTCCAGATATGGGTTCAATAGCTGATCAATTATTCTATAGAGAAACATAATCATGGATAATAAACAAGAAGCTATTCCTAATGAAGACGATTCCGCAGAGAGAATGAAGATTTTAAACTCTATTTTAGATGAAATAGTAAAGCTTAAAATTACAACTAAAAACTATGAAAACGCTTTATACAAAAGAGAGCAGGTTCAAGAAGCAGCTCAAGTAGAGAAATTTACTGAAGAAGCTCCAGCAACAAAAGAAGGCCAGAGTGAAGAATCAGGTGACAAAGCAGGTCCATTAGATGAACTTGAGAAAAATCCTGCAATTAAGAAGCTTACTGATTTTGCAAACAATATTATTAGCATTTTAAGACCTGCTCTACTAACTTTAGTTGCATTTGCGCCTGTTTTAATAGCCCTAATCAAAAAGGCAGTACCGTTTATAAAAGAATTGCCTAGTATGATTTATGATAAAATGAAAGAGGCACTAGATTTTTTAGGACCTATATTCAAAGAGTACATAGTCGATCCAGTACATAAATTTTTTACTATAAATCTTCCTGCAGCATGGGACGTCCTATCGATGGTGATAGGCGATGCAATAACTAATTTGCTTTATTTTCCTTTGACAGTTATAAATCAAATCAAACAATTCGCTGAAGAAATACAAATCAATGCGCTTACCTCATTTATAGATTTCGTTAAAACGAGTAAATTACTTTCTTGGTTAGGCATAGATGTTACTGCTGTTACTGAAGGAGCTGAGAAGATGGTAGGAGCAGCTACCACGAGAAAAGAAGGTCTACAAAAAGAACAACAAGCGCGAGATGAAGAGAAAGCTGGTATAGCGAATACTTCGTATACAGATCAATATAATAAAGGAGTAGCTCAGCGTACAGAACCTGCTAAATCTGCAGCTGGAAGTTCGGCTGGTACACCAGTAACTCCAGTAAAAGAAGGAGAGGTTAAACCTGGATCTAATGGCAAATTTTCAAATCCAGATGATTTTGCGAAAGCTTTATTTCCTTATGCAAAATATGTATCAGAGAGTTTAGGTGGAAAAGTTCCGCCGATCGCATTTTTAGGTCAATGGGCTGGGGAATCTGGTAGTGGCACTAGCATGCCAGCAGATTTTAACTATGCTGGTATAAAAGCTTTTGGAAAATTTAAAAAAGGAGGGTTTGTTCTTACAGAAGAACAATATACAGATGCACAATTAAAGAAAGCACAACAATCGGGCGAATCACTTTATCGAGTATTAGAACGTGATACTAAAATGGATAAGAAGGGTAAAAAAGCAACAGTAGATGAATGGTTTGGAAAAGGTTCGTTTGATAAAGCGGAAAGTGCTGGAAAACATTGGGTACAAGTAAAATCTTATTTTGCAAAATTCGATGATCTTCAAGATTTTGCTGATGGATATCTAAGCGTACTAAAAAATCCTAGATATAAAAAAGCTATTGAATCAGGATCCGCAGCAGAATTTGGTTTACAAGTAGCTAAAGCTGGATATGCTACGAATAGTGCAGAAAAATATAGTGAACATATTGCTTCATATGAAAAACAATATGGATCTAAGATAGGAGAAGAAGCTTCTGGACAAATGGTTGCACAAGCCGGTACCGGAAGTGAAATTGATAAGGCATCGATGGCAGCTAAGATAGAAGAACCAGGAGCTACGACTACGATAGTCAATGCACAAGCTTCTGCACAAGGACCTGTAGACGTAACTCCTGATAAAACTTCTAAAAATAAACCTAATTCAACGGCTATCCAAAATGCATATCATGCTCATTTGGGAGTCGCTTTAACAGGTTAATCTTCAGCTAGTTTCTTAAAGAAGTCAAGACCATCATCGTCATCTGAAATATCAGAGTCCACATATTCTGTAGACTTAAGACTCTTAGGTTCCTCAAACTTCATCTCTTCAGCTCGGGCAGTCTTTGGTGCCTGTTCTTCAAAGGCATTCTTATCCCAACCAAGAACACGATGTAGGCGTGCCTTGAGTTCAGCATAAGACTTGAACTGAGAAGGATCCAAGAAAGTCTGCAAAGGTTGAATCTTGTTCAACACATCATCATACTTCTCTTCTTCAGTAAACAAAGGCGCAACTGAATCAAACTCTGACTTATCATAGTTACGATAACCTTCGACCTGACGAATCTTCATCTTGAAGTTAGCACCTTCGACCAAGTCAAATGGATTGATAGGCTCTTCGTCCTGAAACTGAGGAGTCATCAAGTCATTGATCTTATCAAAGATCTTCTTACCAAATTGAAAGAGAAAGACCTTGCCTTCGTTCTGAGGGTTGGAAGGATCTTTGACTACATAAATGTTAGACACATAATGTAGACGACGCTTTTGCTTACGCGCAACATCTTTGTTCTCTTCAAGACCAGAGTTCCAAAGCTGAGAGTTGTACTCAGATACAGGATCTTTCTGATTAAGAGTGGTCAAAGACTTTTCGATGTACCAACCACCTGGACCTTGGAACCCATGGTCAAAGTATTGAACCCAAGCATAGTCTTCAGTTTGATGGGGAGGAAGGAAGCGAATGACTGCATATCCGTTACCAGCTTTGTCTACGTCTGGCTTCCAGAAACGATCATCTTCCTTTGAATTAGAACTCTGTTTGGTGAGCTGAGAAGCAAGTTTCTCAAATTGATTCTTACGAGTCTTATTATAGTCTGCGAATGAAAATGCCATGTATATCTCCTAGTATTACAGTGTATGTTTGTATATTTCTTGTCCACATCATCATAGTGTACAGTATATTTATACCATATCCCATTAATTATGTAAACCTTTCTCGTAAAGCTTTCTTACATACTTCACGATCAAATCGAAGGAAAGGTCGGTATTTTGTACACTTACGATATACATCATTCCATATAATCTTCTCTTCGATCTTATCGTTCCAATGTTTGAAGAACTTTAAGATATCGTTTAAGATAACAAGCGTCTCTATAGAGATCTCGTTTCTTAAGAACTGCCTGAACAATTTGGGATGTTGCCCATCAGTTACCATTAGATTGTCATTTAGATCATCACCTAGCTTATCCAGTTCATTCTGGAACATATACCCTAAAGACTGTTGACGCTTAAGCCAACCAGTATATGTCTGCTCTGCCTCATTACCTAAAAGATCTCTGACCCAAGATACATCCTTATCAATAAAGTTGGCTAGAAGGAAGTTCTCAAGATCCTTTCGTTTGGCCAATTTATAGAAAAAGAACCTATCTTTTCTCGATTCAAAAGATGAGAGACGGGCACTCACTTTGCCACCATACTTAAAATAATCGTACCCGTCTCTCGTGAAATGTTGTTTAAGTGCTAAGTATTTCTGGTATGCTTCAAAAGCATCTGTCATACTGGAAGTTTACCTGTCTTAGGAAGATAGTTAGCATCCTCAGCTTCTTGCTGAATCTTCGCTTTAATCCTACTTGAGCTACGAATCATAGCTGCTACGGTTTCAATTTCGAGTGAGTTCAATTCGCAGTAATGAAGAACAGCATCTAAGTAATCTAGCTTAGATTCTTTGACATATGCCTCGATCTCTTTGACGAACTCTTGTACTGGTTTTACTGATTTGATGTTTACTTTTTTCATAATTTATAAAACACATGTTTTCCTATAGCTACAGTCCTTTTACGTGGATTCGCCCATTCAGGACGAATGTCCCTTCGATGAAAATTAGTTGCTCCTTTTGTAACATCATGCATCACTTCATGATTTAATATGACTTGTTTGGCGATCTTACGACATTTACTATAGGTATATAAATCACGCACTTTCGGTGTTTTTTGACATGTCCAAGAAAACTGACATTTATATCGATTTCTTTGATGAACAATCTTACATATAGTGTTAGGATATTCGTCGTCTTTTAATCGATTAAGCGTAACAAGAGCAACAGCCTTTTTACCTATGTCTTTTTCACTTCTTGCTTCAAAGTAAATGTTGTCCGTAAGACACTTTACTTCTCTTTCATTCAAGATCTTGTTATATGGTTTATATCCTACTTTTTGTGTAATTGTCAGAGGTACAGTAGGATTAGTGTTATAAGAAGTTGTTATAGGTGCGCATGCTAATACGGCGCACAATAAAAAATGATTGAACATATGTTCCTCCTTATTTAAGGGAGAGGACTTAAGTCCTGTTAAAAGAATCGCTTAAACATGATGAACGCTTGCAGGATTAAATGGTGCTGGCGGAGAGAATCGAACTCCCGACCTGAGGTTTACAAAACCCCTGCTCTGCCTGCTGAGCTACGCCAGCCAACACAATCTTATTTATAGCTTGATCTGGTTACGCAGTTTACGACGCGGCCAGTACAAGTAGTAGTATGCACGAGTCTCGTTGACTCCGCATTCATCGGCAATTAGCTTGACCACTTCTTTGGTCTTGAGGCTAGCATTGGCCAAATAGATGCGTTCTGCAGTTTCAAAGCCAATTCGAGTGGCTTCTTTACGGGGAGGATTGGCAAACTTTTCTTTATTCATGATATATTCCATATGTTAGGTTGTTTTCACATTTACAAGCATATAATACCGTATTTACGAAATAATGTACATAGGCCAGGATCAAATAATTGGAGGGCAATAGTACTTCAAATACATAGACTTGCTTATCTTGTATGCCTCTTTCTCCCAGGGAGACGATAAGTCATGCCATTGTTCATCGAGATCTTCATATATCCTCTTCTTCCATTTAGTTTTTCCAGATGTGAGATCTGTCAATTCACCAAGAAGATATTGCTTGACATGGACGAGTTCATGAATATATGTTTGAATGATTCCTATATTAGACAAAGAACTTCTTATGTATATAGAGAATGCTCTAGGTCTATATGGATTTCCTTTCCAATAACACAATCCCCAAGCTTCTTCCTTTATAGTAAGCTTATCATCCATCTTCACATATAGTTTCAAATTGTTAAGAAGAATCGGTCGTCCTTTGACGAGTTTAGGTAACACAAATAGAGCCATATCTTTTAGTTGTCGTTTCAACTTTTCATCATAAGAACAAGAGACTCTTATTTGCATCGATTACCTATGATATTCTTTAAACACCTGCTTAACTTTTTCTACGTAATCACTTGTATTCTTAATAAAGAATTGAGGCTCATTATCTTCTACTGCTATTAGAATGACGATCT